CCGGCGGCGAGGGCGGCGAAGCTGCCCGGAATACCGGTGCGGAAGGCACCGAGAACAGAGGAGGAGTGATTCCTATGATCAAGAGACTGAAGAATTTCACCCACCAGGAGCGGGAAGCGTTCCTGGCTAACGAGCAGGTGCGGAGCTTCCTGACCGAAGTCCGCGCGGCGATCAGCGAGAAGCGGGCGATCACGGGCGCCGGCCTGACGATCCCGGAAGTCATGCTGGGCCTGGTGCGTGAGGAAACCTACGCGGCCAGCAAGCTGATCAAGTTCATCACGCTGCGCAGCGTGAGCGGCAAAGGCCGGATGAACATCATGGGCAAGATCCCGGAAGCCGTCTGGACGGAGATGTGCGCGAACCTCAACGAACTGGATCTGGTGTTCAACCAGACCGAGGTCGACGGCTACAAGGTCGCCGGTTTCGTTGCGGTCTGCAACGCGACGCTGGAAGACAGCGACATCGCCCTGGCGCAGGAGATCGTCACCGCGATCGGTATCGCCATCGCGAAGGCGCTGGACAAGGCCATCCTGTTCGGTGACGGCAGCAAGAAGCCGGTGGGCATCGTGACCCGCCTGGCCGCCGAGAGCTCTCCCGCCTGGTGGGGCACCAACGAACCTGCGTTCGTGGATCTGCACACCAGCAACATCAAGGTGATCAACAAGGCCAGCGTGCGCGGCGCCGAGTTCTTCGAGGCGCTGGTGGCTGAACTGGGGATCGCCAAGCCGGTATATTCCAGCGACGGCCTGTTCTGGGCGATGAACCGGAAGACCCACCTGGACATCCTGGCGAAGGCCCTGGCCTTCGACGCCAACGGCGCCCTTGTTGCCAACACCAACCTGATGCCGATCGTCGGCGGCGAGATCGTCGAGTTTGAAGACGACAGCGTGATCGCAGATTACGAGATCGTCGGCGGCTTCGGCGGTAACTACCTGCTGGCGGAACGCGCGGGCGTGGAGTTCGCCTCCAGCACCGAGTTCCGGTTCCTGCAGGATCAGACCGTGTTCAAGGGTACTGCCCGGTACGACGGACGGCCTCTGGCCGGCAAGGCGTTTGTGATCGTCAATTATCACAACACCAGCGCCACCACCAGCCGCACCTTCCCGACCGACTGGGCGAACGCTGAACTGAACGAGCTGGGCCTGGTGGCCGCTGCGGGCACCGCTTCCGGCGACACCGTGATCACCGTCGCGGATTACCTGGCGGCCAGCACTCCGACCCTCAAGTATAAGGTCGGCAAGGTCGCGGTCGAAGTGGGCGACAGCCTGCCGAGCGGCTTCGAGAGCCTGACCAGCGGCACCACGCAGGTCACTGCCGCGAAAGGCAAGATCGTCACCGTGGTCGAGCTGGACGCGAACAGCAAGATCGTCAGCGCCGGCTATGTGGCCAGCGTGCCGCACGCCTGATGACGGCAGCGTGACGGAGGTGAGCGGAGATGCAGGTGAACATTCGGACGGCCCTGGGCCTGGTGAAGGCGAGGCTGAACCGGCTGGCGTCCGACGCGACGCTGGACGCGTATTTCGTGCAGCGGATCGAGGCGGCAGAGGCCGAGCTGGAGAACACCGGCATCTCCCTCACCGACAGCGCGGACGACATGATGCTGGTGGTGGACTACACTGTGTGGCAGTACCAGAACCGGGACAGCGCCGGCACAATGCCGGAGTGGCTGCGGCTGAGACGCCGGGAGCGGTGGCTGAAGCAGCATAAGCTGAACGGGGAGGCGGATGGCGGATGATTCTGGACAGGGGCATCTGCCGGATCTACCGGAAGGAGAGCACCACGCCGAAGGGCGGGAAACCAACCAGCAGCCTGGTGAAGATCCACGAGAGCTATTACGCGGAGCTGGCCTTTGAGACCAACCCGGCGAGGCCGACGGAGAAGCGGGAGGAAACGCAGACGGCGACACGGGTGCGGATCCTGCAGAACCGGGGGATCACGAATCAGGACGTGGCGGAGCTGGAGCCGTTTGACGGCACCGGCGCCAAGACGGAGAAATACCGGATCCGGAGGGCATACCACGGCGTGGACGACGAGAGCGGGGAGCAGATCTCCGACCTGACGCTGGAGGTGACGGAGAAATGACGATCCAGGAGATCAAAAACCTGCTGACCGGCGTGGATCCGGACGCGCAGCGGTACGAACACGACCGGGCGGGAACGGGCGAGGCCTACACGGTGTGGGCGGAGATCGGCCCCGTCGGCTTTTACGGAGACGGGAAGGAACAGGGCAGCATCCACTTCCAGGTCGACCGGTTTACGAAGGTCGAGGACGAAGTAATGGCCGAGTGCCTGAGGATCGCCCTGGAGGACGCGGATTATATCACGGTGGACTACCGGGTGGACTACGAAAAGGACACCGGGTGGATCCACCACATATTCGACTGCGAAGGCGTGTGATCAGCATGGCGCGGATGGAGTTTTCCGGCACGCAGGAGGTCATGGACGCGCTGTTCAAAGAGAGCGAGCGACTGGAACGGAAGGCCACGGAAATGCTGGGCGAGGCCGGGAAGGTCGTGGTGCAGGCGTGGCAGGACGCGATCGAGGCGCACGGCCATGTGCAGACCGGCGACATGAAGAACAGCGTGCGGGCCAGCGCGGTGAAGAAAAACGGCGAGGCCTATATCACAAGCATCTATCCGCACGGGCGAGACCGGAAAAGGCAATCGAACGCCGAGAAGGCGTTCATTCTGCATTACGGGTCGAGCAAGATCCGGGGCGACCATTTTGTGGACGACGCGGAAGAGAAGGCGGATGAGGCAGTCGAACAGGTTATGCAGAACGTTTGGGACAGAGACTAAAGGAGGGAAACACTCATGGCTGAGATCGGTATGCAGTACCCGGTATGGGCGGAGCTTGCCGGAGAGAGCAACGGCGCGCCGGTGTACGGCACCGGCGTGGTGATGGGCAAGGCGGTGAGCGCGAATCTGAACTGGCAGCGCGAGGACAACGAGCTGTACGGCGACGACATCGTGGCGGAAACCGACAACAGCATCACCGGCTACACCCTCGATCTGACGACCACGGATCTGATTGAGACGGCGGAGAAGAAGATCCTGGGGCTGGAACAGGTGGGCACGACCGACGAATACGAGCAGACGGGTGAGGCGTCGCCTTACGGCGGCTGCGGGTACATCCGCGTGCTGGTTCGCAACGGCACCCGCCTGTACAAAGCGGTGTGGTACCCGAAGGTGCAGTTCTCCAAGAACAGCGAGAGCAGCAACACCAAGGGCAAGAACATCAACTGGGGCACGCCTACGCTGAACGGCAAAGGCCTGGCGGTCTATGACGACGCCAGCGGCAAGGCGAAGTTCCGCAAGCAGCAGGTGTTCACCACGCTGGCCGGCGCAAAGGCGTATCTGAACGGAAAAGCCAATATTACCTGATATTGGCAGAATCTGAACCGGGAGGCGGCGTCGTCTCCCGGTTCATTTGAAAGAGCACAGCTCTGAAGGGGGGAAAGAAAGATGGCACTGTTGGATATTATCATCACGCACGCGCACGAGCCTTGGGGCATCGGGCGGAAGATGTTCGAGATGCTGAAGGTGCAGCGCGGGATCGAGGACGGCGACTGCCGGGTAATTCTGGTGCAGGACGGGCCGGACGACCAGCTGGACATGATGCGGATCCAGCGGAATTACCCGTTTGTGGAGACAATCGTGCAGCAGCCGAAATGCGGCGTGAGCGGTGTGCGGAACGCGGGCCTGGAGGAAAGCGACGCGGAGTGGGTTATGTTCTGCGACTTCGACGACTGCCTGTACAGCGTGGACAGCCTGTTCCGAATTATCCAGAGCATACGGGAGGCCGGAGACAGGGCGGATCTGCTGTACAGCGATTTCTGGATCGAGCAGCGGACACCGGAGGGCCGGTTCACAAAGGTGCTGAAGGGATGGAACACGGTATTCATCCACGGGAAGGTATACCGGCGGCAGTTCCTGATCGACCACGGGATCTGGTTCGACGAGGAGCTGACGTACAGTGAGGACGCGATGTTCAACGCCCTGGTGGCGATGGAGATCGACGCGGCGCGGGTGGCCGTGATGCCGGAGGTTGTGTATATGTGGTGCTTCCGGACGGAATCCCTGAGCAATTACACCGGCGGGGACGCTGCGCGGAACATGAGCCTGTACAAAAAGCGGATCAAGGTCTGCGAGGAATACGAAAAGCGCGAGCGACTGTACGACGCGAAGGCGGCGGCAGCGCGGGCGCTGCTGGACTATTACTGGGAGATGAACGGCGACCAGCCGATGGAAGGCGGAACGGTCGAAGAGTGGGA